TAGACATCGGATTGGTAGTTCTAAATAAGAACGAGATTTTCTCCGGTAATTGGAAAAGAGTAAGATATAAACTCTGATTTGGATAGAATGCACACAGGTACGTGCGGTGAATTAACATCAAGATCACTATCCATGGGTCCCCCCTGAAAAGAGGAGCACTGTCAGAAGGAAATTCACACTTGAAACGAACGCCACAAGGGGGTGAACTATATCCAATTTAGAAATATGACAAAGTATATATGTACGTGTAAAGAGACAAAAGAACTTCAGAGAGTTAATATGGTAGTAATAGAAGGTAAAGTCCGTATTAAAGAAGCTTTATGCAAATGTGGTGAATACATGAAGGAAGAAGATGAATCATTTCAAGGATTCCCTAACCTAATTAGGACAGAACCTACTTACCGGAAAAAATAAGTATAAAAATATTTGGTATTATAAAAGAATTATTTATATATTTGCACAAACAAAATATATAGATTATGAAATTCAAGCCAAACAATCATTGGGTAGTACTTCCAGACCCAACAATCACAGAAACAGAATCAGGTATCATCTTAGATGAAGCTACTTCTATGCAGAACGCTAAACGTTCGAATATACTAGAGGTTTTAGCGGTAGGTCCATCATGCACATTTTGCAAAGTTGGAGATACTGTTATGATAGACCCTAGAACAGAAGCTGTAAAATGTAGGATAGATGAGACAGATATGTTATTAGTAGGAGAACATCAATTATTAGGTAAGTGGTAAAAGGAAGTGTCACTATATCTATAGAAGATTACCACGCATTCATTGACAGTAATATAATTTTCAAAGACAAACTAGAGAATTTAACAGTAGCTGCTAAAGAATTACAAGTATTCTTATCATTTATCTGTAATCAAACAGATATAGAACACCATATAGACTCTTTTAACAAGCAGTCTAATACATCTTCTATAGAATTTATTAATGGTAGAGCACAAATAAAATTTAAGAATGATGATATTAAAAAATAAACATTATTACAAAGCATTGTTTTATATACTCCTATTCAGGCGTCTTAAACATCGACTAGGCTTCCATAATAAAGAGTGTAGAAGACGTATATACACTACGGAACAGGACTATTTATGTTTAGTAACAGGAAATTCACATAAAAAATTTACAATATGACTTATTTACAACATTTAAAGAAGACAGACAACTGCTTAGACATACGTTGGATTGTGAAATACACCAAGAAAGGTAGAATAAGAGAAGTAAAACAAATATATAAACCATCAGAGTATTATGCTATGAGTTTACATAGAGGAAAGAATGCACGTCCTTTACATAATAAGAATGCCCTGATTAAAATTTTAGAAGATGAAAAAGAAAAGCGTAACAATAAAAGCTAATACCACTTATAAGTATTTGCAATTATGGAACGGTATTTTTAATCTAACAGAGAAAGAATTAACTATCCTAGCTTATTTTATAGATGTTAATAAGGATTTAAAGACATCTAACTTATGTAGTATAGAAAATAAGAAAGCCGTAGCTTTATTGTTAGAGATTAAAGATCCTAACACTTTAAATAACTATGTAAAGAGATTTAAAGATAAAGGTGTAGTTAAAAAAATAGATAATTCTTATCTATTATCACATATGTTAGAACCTAATACAGAACAGATAATTATAAATATTAAAAAATAGTGGAAGATATAGCCTCAGCATTAGGTATAGTAGTAACGTACTTTGATATAGATGAGTATGAACTAATGATTGTTCAAGACCCACAGGGGGAGTTAATAACTATTAAAATAAATTACAATGGATAAAAAGAAAAAAGACGATAAGTATGTTAAACCTCCATCCATGATGGCAATGATAGCATCTTTTATTAAAGATTTTGCAGTGTATCTTAAGAGTGGAGCTAAAAACGTGTCTATAGGAGATTATAGACAGCGATTAGACGCATGTAATACTTGCGAGCATTTAAATAGAGAGCATATGAGATGTAATTTATGTGGATGTATGGTAGAGCATAAAGCTAAGTGGAAAAATACCAAATGTCCTGATACACCTCAAAGATGGCATCCTCAAACCCCTGAATATACACAGAATGGACAAGGACCTAGCAATATATAAATTAGCTAATAAGTATAATTTACCATTAAGCAAAGTGAAAGAAATAGTAGATTATCAGTTTAAGTACGTAGCCAAAGTTATGAAAGAAGGTAACTTTGAAGCAGTGCGTTTACCATATTTTGGTAGATTTTCTGTTAATCCTAATAGAGTTAAACATATAAATAAATTAAAAAATGGCATGTAACCATCATCAAACTTGTAGAACATTCTGTGCTTGTAAGCGTTGTAAGAAAAAAAGATTCTTTATTAAAATAGATTGGTATTTAAACAATATAAAAAAAGGATTAAAAACTATATTTCAATCTACTTATAAAAGAGAGATAAAGAGTATAAGGGTATCAGAGATTAATTGTTACTTAACATTTGATATAAATGATCAAAACTCAGATAAAAAAGGTACACAATTTGAATGGGGCCTTTTAAAAAAAAGTATTCTAAAGAAAGGATTAGATCATCCTATTATACTTATGAAAATAAGAGATATAGAAAACTCTTCCGCCATACTTGACCTGCCCTTTTTACAACTCTTAGCAGATAAGGTCTATTATATTCCTTTAGATGGACGACATAGACTAGCTACTATAAAACATATAAAGCATAGTGATCCTTTTGCAATCATAGATGCTGTTGTTATAGACGAAGAAGAATTACCCTACTATACAGCATTTTTTACCCCTACTTTATGGGATCCAGGTAGTGATTATGGGGCAATGCTAAAAGAATTAGAAAATATTAAAATATAAATAATGAAATTAACTGATGATTTAATATATATAAAGGATGGTAAAAAAGCTATACCTACTGCGTATGCTCTTACTATACTGGAATTCAAAGGGTTAACTACTAATGAACTTTCTTTTGTTTATTTTATGGTAGACCATAGATCTCCATATTCTGTTTATGAGTGGGAACAACGTCTTATTGAAGTAAAAAATAGTATCTTTGGAGAAGAAGATAAATGGACAGCATCAACTAAAGTAATGGCTGCATGCGGTAAGTATGATAAATTAATAGAAACCTCAGCTGTAAGGTTATTAAAAGCAGCTAGAGAATCTATAGTAAAACTGGAAAAATATTTTAGATTTGTAGATTTACACTCAATGGATGATAGAGGTAAACCAATTTACTCTGCTAAAGATCTTATCTCTAACTTAGAGAAGATGGGTAAAGTAGTAGATGGGTTAACAAAATTAGAAGATATAGTAAAAAGAGAAGAGCAAGCTGCTAATACTAATAGGGGTGGAGTAGAGGTTAATAAATATAATATGTAATGTTAAATATAAAAATGAGAAATATGATAGGAGAATATGAGAATGCTATATCGGATGAAGTAGTAGACGCACTTAAAGACTATATGGATTCTAAGGAAAACTTTCAGCTACAAGGTCAGATAGGGGCTAATGGAACGATAGATAGAGCCATAAAAGATAGTTTGGACTTTAATATTCTTGGAGAGTTTGGAGGAGACGAGGATTATATACACAAGACTATACTACCAATGTTATCTGAGCAGTTAGATCAATCGCTAATAAAGTATCTGAAAGACTACCCTACATCACAAGATATGATAGATGTTTTAGATAAAGATGATGAGGAGATACTAGAAGAATTTTATAAGACATACTCACACTGGCCTCTATCAATAGTGATGAAAAAATATAATAAAGGAAAGCAGGGTTACCATGGATTCCACGAAGATAAAGGTAATACTGAACCTACGGTTTATAGAGATTTTGTGTTAATGTTTTATTTAGCAGATGTAGACAAAGGAGGTGAAACTGAATTCTATCATCAAGGTGTAAAAGTAAAACCAAAAAAGGGTAAAGTAGTTATATTCCCATCAGGTTGGACACATTTACATAAAGGACATATACCAGAAAGTAATGATAAATATATTTGTAACTTTTGGATATTAAAAGGAAGTATGGAGCTAAAACCTACTATAGCTGGTAAATGGAACACTCCCTCAGACCTTCCAGAAAACCAATAAATGAAATGGATTTTTTAGAAGAAATAGAACTTTACAACAGTGCAATGGATAATGCATATAATTTAATAACCGGAAAATTAAGTGTCGATGATATGTTCATAGAATTTGATGAGAGCGAAGAGGAAGAGGATATATTACCATTACCTTTCAATCCTTTCTTGACAGAGGAGTTTTCAAACGCACTTATAGATGTGGTTATTGATCATTTTTCAAGTACTGAAGAGTACGAGAAATGTGCTGAGTTAGTAAAGATAAAAGAAAAGAATGCGATTAAACAACACGGATAGAGTTAGAGCAGCTGCTTTAAACTTTTTAAAGACTGGTGCATATACACAATCTATACCTGGAACTAAAGATTACTTTGATTTTTGGGACACAGAAAAGAAAAGGTGTTTATATGGATATACTGTAGATGAATTAACTATAACAGGATTCCACTACTTCTATTTAAACTATTGCCCTATAGACAGGGCTATAGATGAGATGCTTCCTGATGGGACTATGCAGGCTAGACGTGAAAGAACATTCCCGGCATTCTATGATGGTGATTATTTATATTTTCATGAGATAGATAAAGCAAGAGCGGATAATAAACATATGATTGTTTTAAAAGCTCGTCGTAAGGGGTACTCCTATAAAGCCGGAGCTATGCTTGCTAGAAATTACTTTTTTGTTAGAAACTCTAAGAACTTTGTATTTGCAGGGCAGAAAGAATACCTAATTGGGGATGGACTGCTATCAAAGGCTTGGGAGTTTTTATCTTTTATAGATGATCATACAGCTTGGGCACAGCCTCGTCTAAGAGATAGAGAGATGTCTAAGATGTCAGGGTATAAGAAAAAAGTAAATGGTGTAGATATAGAAATGGGTATGAAGTCCCAGATAATAGGAGTATCGTTAAAAGATAATCCAGATAAAGTGAGGGGAAAGGCGGGTGAGTTAGTATTCTTTGAAGAAGCTGGTTCATTCCCTGGACTCCTTAAAGCTTGGGAGGTAACTATGCCTACAATGCGTCAAGGATCTAAGACTTTAGG